CTTACGTATCCGTATGCCATAATCTATGAATCTTGTTCGTTAGGATTATATAAAGGAGTAAATGCTTTAAATAAATCACCAGATGTTTGAGCAATTCCTTGCACCCCTTGTAATCTTGATGCAGCCTCACTAGCTCTAAGGTCTGCTAATTGTTGTTGAAATCCTTTAGCTTCCGATAAATCTAAATCAACTCTTGCACCCTGTAGCCTTGATTCTTCTTGAGCTGCTAATTGATTTAAAGCTTGCATCTCTCTTGACATACCTGCTCTTTGTTGTGCTTGCTGCGCTTGCTGCGCCATTAACACACGTCCTGCTGTTGCACCAGCTCCTCTTTGGTCTCCTTCTATACCTGCTTGTAAAGCTGAAGCACCTGCCTGAGCTAAAGCTTCTCTCTCTAATTCATAAGGTTCTTTTGCTATTGTAAGTCCCTCTAAATAATTAACTTCTAATTTGTCTTTAGCTTCTTGAAAAGCTTTATCAGCTTGAAGTTGAGCTTCTTGTTGCATTTCTCTTTGTTTTTTTGCTTGACTAAAACTCATTATAGAGCCGGCAATACCTGTAGCCAAACCTAATGGCCCTGACAATTTACCTAACGTTCCGCCTAATTTACCTAAAAAGCTAGCCCCTCCAGCTGCGCCTCCAGCGCTTGCTGCTGATTGTATACTTGATGTGTCAAATCCCATATTATAATACTTTAATTAACTCTGTAGTTTTACTTCCTTTTTTAAATCCTTTATTAATAAATTTATTTATTAAGCTTTTATTATCATTTGTAGCAAAAACATATTTCATTTCTAATTTTTCTGTTGTTAAAACCAAACGGTCTAATAATAAATCTAAAGCTTCTGCTCTATTTTTTTTATAGTTTTTATTTGATATTATCCATTCAACCCAAGCTACACTTGAGTTTGTGATATACAAAAAACCAGCGCAAACTGGTGTATCTTTATCTAAAACCATCAATCCTCCTTCTCCATTCTCTGGTAAAAAATCTTTAGCTGGCGCTTGCCAACCCCAATCTTTCCACCATCCCACTAACACATCATCATAATCAGATGGATTTAATTTTCTTATACCAAACTCCATACTAGTGTAAAGATACTAATTTTTAAGGATAGCTTTTAATAACTTCAGATTCAATAGCAAATAATTCAGTAGCTGTGGTGTTTGCATTTTCAAGTGTTAATATTAAATCATGTCCTAGCATTCCCACATCTTCTGCCTCTGTATTTCTAAGGGCTAATATGTATGGTGTAGCTTCACTAATGATTACACTCTCTGTAAAATTTGTGTTTATAAATAATCTGTTTATACCACTCGCAATATTAACTTCTACATTGGTTACTTGTCCACTAAAACTTATAGTAGTATAGGCTCCCCCAGAAAAATAAATATAATCACCTATGCTAAGCATATTTATATCAGTTATTGGGTTTACTGAAAAATTAATCGTTAATATATTACTAGCTTCTGTCCACGATGTAGCCTTACCTATTCCTTGAGCTGATCTATATGCGTATTCACCAGGCAATGCGGGTGTAGTTCCTGTCTTTCTTATGTACGCAAAGTAAGCTCCTTCTTTTTTCTCAAACCAAGCTGCGTTTATAAAACCTCTTGATTGTATATCAGAGCTCATTGTGGCTGTCCAAGCTGCGTCTGATTCTAAATTGATTGATTTGAATATTTTATTCTCTAAAGGATTCTGGTTAAATACTGTAGTTATTTGAGAATTATATTGTTCACCATAATAATTATTTCTAACTTCATTAGTATTATGTCTGTATAAATTTCCGCCACTAAAAGAATATAAATAGTTATTCATTCCTAACATAAAATCTGGATTGTAAGAATAAAAAGATGGCCAACCTTTTACCCCTTCACTATACGTTAAAGTGTAATTAGTTTTAATAGGAGAAGGAATTGGAGGCACTGTGCTAGGTGTAGGAGGTGTGGGGGGTGGTGTAGGCGAAGGAGAGGGTCCTGGAGCGCTACACTGATTTCCGTTATAAACTAAATTGTTTTGACCACCCATATACCCGTGATAAAAACATTCATAACTAACAGTTCCATATCCACCGATAACTGTTATAGTTACATCACCCCAATAATATGTGTATGTGTTTCCATCTAATCCTGTTTTAGGCCCCACAGCGTTTGTCCCAGTGTAGGTTATAACATTGGTTAAATTAAAATTTTGTATTGCTATTGGATGATTTGCAGGAATATCTTTTAAAACATACGTGCCTACATTAGTAGCAAAAGGTTGAAAATAAACTCCATTAAACTGATATACATTTACTCCATTTACTGTACCAAAACTTACTGTGTTTTCTGCACTTAAACAAGAAACAGTAGATGGTGTAGGACCCGGTGTAGGGGGGCTAGGCGGCACAGGAGGCACAGGAGGCACAGGAGGCGTTGGTATAGGGCTAGAGTTTTCATCCCCACATTTTGTTGTACAAGTTTCTAATGGGCCATTTTGTTGACCACGTGTAGAAATTCTTTCAATATAGACACTACCTGAAACTTGACCGTAAGCTCCTGTGGTATCTAAACAAACATTAATTATTTGATTTGGCTGAATTGAAATTAATGAATCTTCTTCTCCCACAGACTCAGTACCGCAACAACCAATTTCCCATTCACAAGGTTCGTTAGCATCTAGTGGGCATATTAGTTGATAGGTTTTACAAGCCATAAAAGTAAATTATCTACAAATTTACGAAAATTATTTATGTTAATTTAAAAACCCCCATATCCCTGTTTGATGATGTTTAGTAAAACAAATACCATTTGAATTATTAAATTTATTAGCAGGTAAAATATTAATTTTATAATCGTTTTTTTTTATAAAACTTGATAAAGCAATAGGGCCAACTGTTTTTCTTACAATTGTACCAGGAATTTCTTCATGTATAGAAGGGTATTGATTTACTAATTCAAAATTCTCTATAATGTTTTTTCTTGATTCTTTTAAAAAATCAGTCCAAAAATCATGAGGGGGAGAAATCATTAAACTGTTTTGAACATATTCATCATCACTACTTGCCCCAACTAAATAAATTTTATTTTTATCAAGTTGATGGGTAAAGGGACTTATTAATTCCATATCTAAATCTGAATATACACCACCTATGTTTTCTAATATCAAAGATCTAACATAGTCGAGTTTAAATATTTTATGAAGACCATCGAGTACATTAAAAAATTCTAAATCATTACATTTTATATAATCATCTATTTCTTTATCATTCCAGATTTTTATACAACAATTATATTTTTGCCAAGACGCCAAACATTTATGCCATTTAAGCGGCCATTTATTTTTATCTTCTGGTGCTAAGAAATGTATTATCATGCAAATTTATAATGAACATAAAAGTTTCTAAAGAATTTACCTCCAAAAGGTTCTTTGCGCGCATGCTCACACACAGCTGATTCGTAAAGAATCATATCCCCTGGTTGCGCATAAATCTTATACCATTCTCCATCGTGTCCCTGTATGTCTAATGGCCAGTCATCTGCATATTTTTTGTTTTGACATCCACAAGTCAAGTCTTTGTCAACTATAATGATAGAAGATATATGATGAGTCTCTACTCTATCCACATGTTCTTTTAAACTAGAACCTTTTTCATAAGACCTAATACCATAAATAAAACTAGGGTTTAATTTCCTACCGCAAAATTCTTCGTGTATAGGTAAAAGCTCTTTATGCAATATGGTTTTAACTGTAGGTAGATTATCAAAATCTAACAAAGAAGTATTACCAGGGACATAGGTTTCTTTGCCATCGAAATTTTCTTCTGTTGGTTTATCTTTTAATAAGCCATAACACTCTTGTATTAAAGACCACATTTTTGGTGGGCATTTAGAAAGCTTAAATCCGTTTTCTGTTAGTCTTGGAAGCGCAGATGTTTCTATTTTTGGTATAGATGCTTTTACTATTTTGCTTTCCATCATCGGCTTTTCTTTTTTTACTACAGCTTCGCTATAAGGAACTGGTACTAGGTTTTTATACTCCTCATATTTATTAGCATCTCCTGCGCCATCCCATTTTTTTTCTCTCCACCAAGATGTAACTATATATTTTTTACCAGATTTCACAGAAACTCCTTCGTGTAAAGTGTCCGTAAGAACTTGGTCTTCATGCATATTTTTCCACCATATTGCTTTCCCCTTTTCGGGTTTTACCGTTTTATTTAAATTAGGAAAATTAGTTTCGCCTCCATCAAAATCATCATTAAGATAAACCATCAGAGTGTGAGTTCGATTTCCTGAAGCTCTACAATGCATATCGTAAGCAGGACCTGTAAAAAAATCATTGTGTGGTTTAAAGTATTGTCCTACTTCATAAAGCTGCCCTTGCAACGACTCCCCGTTTTCCCTAGGCAAATTTAAATGTGCGCTTATTTTATCATGCACAGAAGATATTAAATTATCATTTGTATTAAGATTGCTAGTGCTTGAAGTTCTATGGTCAGTTATATCTGATCTGTCTGTCCCCCCTACTACTACAGATGACCTGTTATGGTTTGCGTCAATTTGTTTAATTATTTCATCACATTCCTCGTGTGAAAGAAAGTTAGGTATTTCGTACATTTAATTAAATTTGATTTATATAAAGATATCAAAATTATTGTATGTTACAAACTTCACAAGGGCCAAATTGACCATTCGACCACTGTCTATAATATGATCCATCACTCACATAAGTGTCGGCAACTGAAGTATTACAATTTGCATCAGTTCTAAAAAAGTTAGATGCTTGACATAAAGATGTATTGTTAAAATACATTGTTTCAAATCTAAACGCATTACAAGCTAAACTTCCAGAACTCCCGGTTGACATATTGTTTATTGCAAAACAAGTTGGTGCTGGTGGCGATGGTGGAGGAGGCGATGGTGAAGTTCCTTCACATAAAGAACATGAATTAAAATCATCATAATTTGTATAGTCAGCACCAGTACTTCCTCCAAGAGTTGAATATTGATAACAAATACCAGATATCTTTAATACATTAGGGAAAGTTGTTCCCGAAGGCCCGCTCACATAAGCAACAGCATCCAAACCATCACAATTTAAATATTGCGCATATACGATAGCCGGCGGCACAGGACCAACAGGTGGTTGTGGTGGAGGGCTAAACCCACTACATTCACTGGCATATTGATCTAATGTTGCGTCAGAATTACTTGAAGATGCATTATCATCTATTATTTCCCAGCTTTTATTTACATCAAATTCAGGATTAGTTCCTCCAGCTCCAATTATTTTTACAGCGTATCCAAGTTGTAAATTAGCAGATGTTAATCCAGTTATTTTTACAAAATATCTTGGAGATGTTGTGTAACACTCTTGAATTTCTATATTTTGAGTTGTTATAGTAGGAGGAACCGGTGGAACTGGTGGGGTTGGGGTTGGTGGACAATTTGTATTACTTCCAACAGGTTGAATGTTTACACACGCATTACCTGGATTGTTTACAAGACCAGCGTCTCCAGTGTAGGTATAAAATAAATTATCTCCTGGGTCATTACCTAAACTTTTAACAAATCTTTGATTTGCATTTGGTTGTCCTTGGTTAGTTAAAAAATAACATTCATCTGTAGTCACTAAACACCCTTCTATTTTGTAATATAAAAACTCTGGTGGTGGTGGTTCGACTCCTGGCCAATCACTACAGTCATCTACACGAGCCACATAAGCTAGCGTAACTAAAGGATTAGCTGTTCCAACTGCTGTAATTTTATAATTTTCGTCTCCATCAAACTCTGGGTAAGTAGAAACAGGTGTGCCATAATTTCCGTTTAATCTAACAGAAGAATTAACTGTAAAATTAGATAAAGTTACAGC